CTATTGGTACATACGGTTCAGCCATCTTAGACCCCCATAAATAAAAGAGATTTGACCGTGAATGATTCCAACTCATTCGCTGCGGCTGTTGCCGCTGCTGCGTAAACCTGCGCGTTGGCTTCGTAATCTTCCGCATCTACAACAATCACACGGATGCCTTCTGCGGTGGTGTAGCGAGTCAATAGAGCCTGGTACTGATCAGTTGTGACATAAGATGCCGCTGTTGCTGAATCAACTGCTGGGAGTAAATCTGCGAGGTTTTGCGTGGTGTTAGCGATTGAAAGAGGAAGGGCAATTTGAAATTCACGCCCTCCCGTAAAGTTTTCTGAGATAGTGTAAATAAATGGTTGCGGCGCAACATCAGTATCGCTAGTAACTGGCAAAGTAATAGAAAACGAGCCAGTTGCATCTAAAGTTTTAACAATATGAACTGGCATAATAATTATATTTTGGGTTACTTCTTTGAGTATTGTTTGAGGTTCAAAGGTCAAAGAACCGCGCACAGGATTGCCGAGTAAATCAACATAGGTGCCTGTGATGATTGCGGTGGAAAGAGATGTTGGTAATGCCATGGTTTATGCGCCTTGGCGTATTACATTCACAGTTTGTGTTGCGCTACCGATTGCGAAAAGTTTTTCTCCATCTTGCATTTCGATAGAAAAAGTTGCCCCTGCTACAAGTTCAAAGCCATAGACGGATGTAGTGACACCTTCGCCACCTAGATAGACCGTAGACCCTCCTTCTGGATTCTGGACTGAAACAGTCTGACCATCTTTTCCAGCATAGTTAGAAGAAATTTGTGTCGCTGTACTGCTAGTAACTGTTACTCGTTGATGAGAAATTGCCATGATGCTCCCTTAGAAAAAAAGAGGGTGACTCATTTTACTGAATCACCCCCCTTTGGATTACTTGGAGGCGACTGTTTTCTTCGCCGTTGGTTTTTCAACTACTTCAACCTCTGGCTCGGCTTTTGCCTCTACCTTTGGTTTTACTACTTCATCAAGAATCTTGATGTAGCGGCTGCGGTTTAGAGCCTTTGCGTGTTTCCATCCCTTGACATCAATGATGTCTCCAGATTTTAACAGGCGACCATCCACGACCATAGTTTTAAGAATTTCTGCTTTCATATTACGCAGTCATGTCAATCCATACATAAGAGAATGTACGGGCTGTGTCATTGATCGCTGATGCTGTTGGATTGTAAAGATAAATTGAAACTGTGTCTGCTGCTGAGACAGCCGCTCCACAGAAAATCAAATCATCATTTAGGTCTGATGGTGGGTTTACGATAATGATGTCAGTTGTCTTGGCACCTGTGAGGGTGAAAGTAACTGAACCGCGAGTTGTTGCTGCGATTGAAGCAGGGTCTACTGATGCTGTACCAAAATCTAGTCCATACACCATGTCGCCAGTTGAACCTTGAATAGCACCAACTGAAACTTCACCGCGAGAAATACGATTTACTTGAGGCATTTATTTTCCTTTTCTAAGAAAGAAGGGGAGAGCCTTTTCAGACCCTCCCCTTCACTCAACTTAATTAAGCAACGATTGTGTTCCAGAAGTAACCGAGGTCTGCTCCGATTACCTTGTTATCAAATGCCATTTCCGCTTCGATGCGGTCTGACTTGATTGACTCCATACGGAACTGTGAAGTTCCGATTGTCTGTCCGAGACCACCTGAAACACCTGTCCAAGCGAATGTGTAACCCGCTGAAGGTGTAAGAAGTCCTGGATTTGGAGCAACATGTGTAAGGAGTGCGCCCTTGCCAAAAGCAAAGCCGTAAGCCTCAGATGCACCTTCGTTGTTAGTAGCCTTTACAGCCTTTGCAACCATTACGCGTGGGATGTCGAACATCGCTGCAAGCATATCGGTTGTGATTGTCTGTGAAGATGTGTACTTGATACGGTCTACAAGGTCTGGGTGATTCTTGAGAGCCTTGAATACATCGTATCCGAGAACGAGTGTGTTTGCTTCCATTCCTGTGTTTCCAAGAATTTCTGCCTTTCCTGCTTCGAGATCAGCGATTGGGTCTGATGATGCGTAATCTGACCAATGCTTTGTCTCACCTGATGATGGAGCGCCAGCAACACCAGTTACATCGTCTGCCCATACGCCTGTTGTGAAGAAGTCAGTTACGAACTGAAGTTCACGGCGAAGCATTAGACGGCGTGTAACGAACTCTGTTGCCTCACGGAGAGGGTTCAAAGGTGAGTCTGCGTTAGCAAGTGTCTGATCATCTACATCCTTGTGGAACGCCCAGACATCTGCTGAGTATGTTCCAGTTGAAAGGTTGTAACCTCCACCAGCAGATTCAGTTCCAGGTGCGCGGCGCTGAGCCTCATCACGGAACCAATCGTTCTTGGTGTAAGTGAAGTATTTGTCAGACTTCTTATCCACAGGAATTACTGGGAATACCTTATCTGCAATGAAGTTGTCCTGATTCTGCAAGTAACCAACAGAAATGTTGGTAAGGATTGCATCAATGTGGACTGAATTGATATTTGGCTGTGGCATTTTTAGTTATCCCCCTTATGCCGCTCTGCCTGGATTAGCGCAGTTTACGACTGCTGTGACGATGTTTCCATCTGCCGCAGATTCAGTTAGTAGTGTTCCGACAACATACTTTGTTGTATCTGTTCCAGCAACAAGAGCAACTGCCTTACCTGCTGATGATGTACCAACAAGTGCGCCTTCGCCGATAGCGGCTCCAGCAACAATCTTTGTTCCTCCGACAATAAGCACTTCTGCTTCCTGTCCTGAAGTTGGAGCGTTCTGAAGGACTCCAACAGGAATATCAGTTGCGGCTGCTGCCGCTACTGCCTGTCCTGATGAATCCAACTTGACGAATGTGTACTGCTTAGCGGAAAGGTCGGCACCTGCAACGAGGGTGACCTTTACCGAGTAATTACTGATTTCGTATGCCATGGTTATGCACCCTTTTCATTACGGTATTGGACATAAAGTTCAGGATTGGAAGATGCGGCACTAGCGAACGCTTGTTCGAATGTCTTTGCATTTCCTTCCTCAACTGCCGACTTTGCCATTGCAGTTAATCTGCCGTAAGCATCGCCTGTAGTGAAGTCTGCTGATTTCCCGATTTCAGCAAAAATGTTTGCTGATTCAGCCTGAGCATTTACAGATGTGAGGATTTCCTCTACTGACTTTGCTAGGTCTGCATCAACTGTGGACAAGCGGCGTAGCGCTGGTCCAACCTTCTCTGCATCGAGATTCAAGTTTGAGAATCCCTTTGCCTTTTCAATAGCCTCTGCATCAGCCTTGGCTTCGCGCTCCTTGCGGAGTTCTTCAGTTGCGGTCTCTGCTTGCTTTTTGAAATCTTCAATCATTTTGACGACTGACTCAGGAGCGGACTTCATAAAGTCCTCATCTTCGGTCTTTTCTGACTTTGGTTCTTTATCCCCGTACATTTTGTCCATCTCGGACAACTTTGCTTCAAGGTCAGCAATCTTTTTCATTGCTTCTTCCAATGTCATCTCAGCCTTATCGACTTCTTCTGTAGCCAAAGGGTCTTTTTCATCCTGCATATCTTTAGGCATGGATTCCTCCTTGGTAAGCGTTTCGTCCAAGACTCTCTGAACTTCAGATTCATCGGCTGATTTCATAACCAACCAACCTTCATGTAGATGTGCAGGGTGATCTACCCCCGAGGTTTCCTCAATGACTAAATTTGCCATTTTGCGAGTACGAGCCAACATTCACTCCTAACGAAAAGTGCCTACCTAATCCAGTATGGACTGGTAGATAAACACGGGTCTTGACAAGTATAAGAATAACACAGGTGTAATTTCACCCTTTTTAAGAAGAAATCAGAATCCTCAAATTGACGATGGCGGCGATCAAATCTTCATAGGCAACCATCGAAAAGGGTTGTTCGTTCTGCCAGAATCGGGCAACTCTGAAATGGTAATCGCCCTCGGTCATCTTGCTCCAGACAAAAAACGCCTGAGAATCGTGGGGTAATTGAACTGCTAATCCAGCGAATCCTGGGGTAGTTGCAACGGTAGCAACCTCAAAGCCCATTGATTTAATGATGCCAAAAGTGTCGTCAATAACGGTGTTCATTTACGCCCTTTTCCTCGGACTTCTCTACTTTTTTAGGGTTGAGACTTTATGACCAACTTTTGTTTCAGTTGGCTTTCCGTCACGGTACAACTGAATTAAGGCGGCTGGGTCATCTTCGGTTCCCTCAATAGAAAAACTTGAATCAGGAACATTGATTTTACCGCTTGAGATAACTCGTACTACCTTGCCCTGAGCCTTACCACCTGAAGAATTCCAAGAAACCATATCTCCGCTTTTGACTGAGACCGCTTTGTTCATAGTTGAATTTGCGGCGATATAGTCCTCGACAGCCTTGGCATCTTCACGCGATGATGCGCCAATACTAAATGCTCCCGTTTCTGACCTGCCCATTGGAGCGAGTTTTTGACCTTCATCAGCGGTTAAGCCCATTTCGTCATAGCGCATCCAATCATAAATTTCCGCTTTGAATGATTTACCTGTTGATGGATTTGTCATTTCAAAAGTCCATGCCTCGGTTACTTTTCTTTCGAACTCATCGCCCTCAACTCTTTCACCTTTGCCAAATAACTTATCGAGAACGCCAGGAGTGGTTGTTACTGAGCCTTGCTTGCTAGTGCCTTCCACATCTCCGTATCCAATTTTTCTTGGAGCGCCTTCCGCTGCCTCCTCATCTAACTCCGACATACTTTCGGCTATGTCTGCCAAAGAAGCACCGCCGCTACCAGCCCAGTTACCGTGTGATGATTGGTCGTGTTCTTGGTGCTTTTTCATTGTGTCTTTCATTGAATAAGCCATCTCGCGCATAGCCTTTTCGATCATAGACTTTGCGTAACCTTTAAGACCAGCGATTCCCTTTTCATCAACTTCTTTTTCAATCATCGCGTACTCATCGTCCTTCATGCTTTTCATAGGACCATTGCGAAGTTCTTTGAGAATCTTTTTGTCTTTCATTTGGTTTCCTTTGGCTTCTTTTTCTTTGGATTCATAATTGTATCAACATGGACATCATTGACTCCTGGACCATCTTCCTTCTCAACTTCATCCATATCAACATAAAGGCGCTCTGCCTTACCGCCGATTGAATAGCCAAGAATTTCTCCTTCTTGAACTTTCTTCCACGCCCAAGGCTCCCAGATAACACCAAGAAATACTGTGTTTGGCGGGTATGTATGGCTTACTTCTAATCCGCTTAGAGTTTTTATGGGAACTGTTAATTCGTATGGGAACGCCATAACTTCTACCCATTCTCCAGCAACCACATCTCGGTCATGCTGTAGACGGATACGGCGGTCATTGGTCTTTACATAATCCCAGACTGCTCGTTGCAACTCATCTGCATCTGTCCATTCACCATGGGCATCAACTCGATCTGGAATATACATAGCCCCTAGCGTGTAACGCTTGGCATCGTCAGCCTTTGTAACCCCATAGGCTCCAATGCGTGTGGCTTGCTCCTGATTCTTTGAAAGTTTCTGCCACGCTAGTGATTTCTTGGCAGGTGCATCAATAGCCTGACCTTCAAATCCGTTGGCAGTAGACCATTCAAGAGAAATATCTAATGCTTCTTTTGCTGTAACGGATAAGCGATAAACAGGTATCTTCGTTCCTGGATTATCAAAAGCGAAGCCAACTGAAGCGCCCCAGGTATGGTGACCATCAATTACGAAACCATCGCTTGAAATCAGGATTCGTTCGTCTTGTGGAATTCCACCTTCCTCGCGGAATTTGTTATAGATGGCTCCAGAGCGAGATGAGGAAATTTCTTTCTGAACTGGCTTCAAAGTTGTTGGGTCTACTTCTTCAGCCGTTGATGTGATTCCGTCAGACTGCTCAATCTCAGCAAGAAAACGAGCGCGTTCTTTGCCAGGAATCTGAGGCATATCTTTACGAGCGATTCCCATACCCTCATCGCCAAATAAGAGTGTCCCATCAACGCTTAACTCAGTAAGGTCTGGATGGTCTGTTCGCTTTGCCGCTCCCATAAGAAAGGCAGAAACATTCTTAGCCTCGACATGAGGATGCTTTCCATCTAAAATATCTTGAGCAACATCGTTTGCCCAATTACCGTGAGTCTTTTGATCGTGCTGTCCTGGGTTATGTTTTGCAACTTCTTTTTCAGCCCGAGCAATTATGGTTTCAGCCCATCTAAATCCAGCATCTCCACCCCAGGCATCCCAGGCAACTCGACCCGCTGAAGGGAATCCCTTTTCGCCTTGGCTAAAACCAATAGCCTTTTTGTCTACTGCATGGCGAGCCAAAAATGATTTCATTCGCTTTATAGTTGCAAGCGAGATACCTTCTCCAGATGCCAACTGACCTGCGCGAGAGCGACCAATTCCAGTAAAGCCATCTCCAGCCTTGCCTTCAGAAATCCAATCAAGCGCTCTACGGGCTGCGGTACGGACTGCCATTGGCGGCACGAATGTCTCAGCCTTTTCTACATTCTCTACGGTAGGCGATTTTTTGATAACTTCCTCAAGGCGCATTTCGTACCCAGTAGTAGTTAGGAAAAGTTGCACATTGGCAACTGAAGAACCTGTTGATTTAATAACATCAGCGATCATGTCTGCTGGGAGTGAGCCAGTAAGGGCTTCAAGATTAGCGTTCTTCATAGTGTCTACGAGGATTTCGAACTCATCCCAGACATCGTTATCGGGCGCTTCTAGCCCACGGCGCAACATCTCATTTACGGCTAGGTGATGCACTTCCAATACCTCTGGAGATGCCTCAGATTTATGAAGGCGCTCATGCAGGGCGCGTAGTTTATCTGCGCTTAACTGGATTAGTTTTGGTGCAATATCAGCCATGGCTACATAGTAGCGGATTGAATTACAACCGTTATTTAGTTTCCTCTACCTGGATTAGATTCATCTCTATCATCTTATCCAGAATAGCAATTTCTCTTTCATCTGGAGGACCAGAAATATCTGAGGGCATAGAGGCATTAACCTTGGCTATCGCCTTGAGTCTTTCTTGTCTTTTCATATTATGATTTTACCGCACTTGCTGGCTTTTCCCTAGCGGTGCCGTCATAGACCAAGCCATCGCCATCTCTATCAACTGGACCTTCAAAGAGGTTTCTGCCTTCAGGGGTAAGAATCTTGACATACTTGAGATTGAGGTCCTGAAAAAGCCTCTCGCCAGCCCAAGTTACCGCCTTCTTTGTATCGCCAGTAACAGGGTGTTCATATTCTGATGTGGTTTTGTCTTTATACCCAATCATTAGAAAATCGTTAGGCAATGGGAAATCCTCATCCCTGAAGTCTTTTATAGAATCCCAGCGCGGTCCGTTTTCATCGGAAACATATCCGTTGGTCGCTCTTTCCATAAGGGCATCAAATTCTAGTCTTGCGGGTTCTCCAAATTGGAACTCATCAAGCATCCGTCCGCTATAACTTCCTGTAATTCTGGCTTCCACAATATGCTCAAAATTTTCTTGGCTTGATTCTGGGTCCCAGTCAAAACCATCACGCGCCCACACGCGAGCGCCATCCCAGCCCGTTCCAACCGTGATAGCGCCAAAACCTCTTTGGGTATACCAATCTTCAGAGCGGTCAATAAATTCTTTACCAAATCCTAAACCTTTATAGTCATCGTCAAGTTTTAATAACTTATGTTCTACTATCCAGACCCCATCTTCTTTATAGAATACTCGTTCGAACTCACCAGCATAGTTTCCGTTGGAATCTTCAATGTTGCCTGTTACGCTAATGCCAGCATCACCTGTAGGCGTATCGCTCGTCAAGCCCACATATTGAATCTCGGAACTCAGCGTAGTAACACCATCGCCAGCAGCGTTTACAACGGTGTGATCTGTATTGAAGATTTCCTCAAAGAACGGTTTGACATCAGAAAGCAATGACTCGGTATCTCCGCCGTTCTGGTCCATCCAAAGTCCAGCAAGGTCACCAGGACCGCTGTTTTGAATAAACTCATCAATCATTTTTTCTTGTTCTTCATCATAAACTGTGTTGTAATCAGCATCAGGATTTTCTTCTATAATCGCCGCAACCCGTTCTTCAATACCCTCTATGGCTTGCAAGTAAAAAGATTCCTCATTTTCAACCAGCAGTTTTAGATCGTCATAATCTGGCTGCGCTCCGCCGCCTTCAAGGATTGCCTCTAAATCTTCAATGGATGGACCGACCTCAGCCAGCGCCTCCATACGAGCGCGTTCTTCTGGTGTGTAGCCGTCAGCCCAAGAGCCGTGCGTAGATTGATCGTGTTTTTGGTGTTTGAATACAGGTATTAACCCAGGTGCAAAACGAATTACTTTGTAGGCTTTGCCAACTTCTCCCAGATTTTCTGGGCGTAGGCTTCGATTTCTGAATCGCTCATATCCGCGATGTTCTTTGGTATCTCTACCGCTTCTAGTTTTTCCGACATTACCCGTTCCTCCTGTTTCGATTTCAGCGAAGTTAGTTACATCCCAAATAGAAATTTGGTCTTGCTTTTGCCCTGCTGAGATTGCTCTCTCTCGATCTTGGATGTTTTCCGATACATCAAGATAAACCTGTCCATCGTCCTTATTATGCCATAACCCCAGGTAGTTTTTACCACGCCCGAGTTCTTTTTTGTGCTTCTTGAAATAATCAGCCAAAATCTTCGGACCCTTGATTGGGTCATAGAAATCATCTGCGGAGACGATAGAGCCGAACTGAGCGCCCTTTGCGACCATGTACCCGCTAGTAGGTTCTGAGCCATCCACCATATTGACGGAAAGACCGCCGTTCTCGCGCACACGCGTAAGGATTGATTCGGCAACTCCAGCGCCCATTCCGCCTCTAGCCCAGTTACCGTGATCAGACTGTGTGTGGGTGCCATGCTTTTTGACACCCCTAATAATCTCAATATCCTCAAGCATGGTTTTGAATTTATTCATTTATCCACCCTTTGAAAGACTGCGACCCCATTCTCAGACCCTATACCTGTTCTATATCCTAGAAATAACAAGTCTGTGTTACGAGGCAATAAAACTTCTTTCTCCCTATCTGAAACTCCACTCGTATCATCAACGGAGGTTCTGTAAAGGTCTACTGCAATCCCTTTGCCACTTTTGCTTGGGCTTGGGAGAATGACGGCAACCGTGTCGGGGGTTTCAGACATCCCGCCAAGGTAATCTCGTAGTTCTGTATCCCTGGTTATATCTATACGGGTTGTTGATAGGAAACCTTTCTCTCTGAGAATGTCGCCTTCAGAAAGTTGCCCTAAAACAAGGTCATCTACAACTCTAAACAAAGTCGTATTTCCGAACATATCTGGAGCCTTTTCAATTAAAGAATCTAAACCATCAACCTTTTGTTGAAGATATTCTATTTCGTAAGGCGCAGAATCTTCAAAACCTTTTGGGTCGCGAAGAAATGCGTTTATATTTTTATACCCCTCTTGAGAATAACTATCTATAGCATCATGCTCAAAGGTCTCAACTCCAACGATTTTGCCGTCTTTGTCTACTCCATAGCGCTCGCTGTAAACCATCAATGCTGGGTCATATTCAGATTCTTCATCGAATGTACCCAAGGTTAATAAGTCTGGATAATTCTCACTTAAAGCCCAATTACCGTGGGTTTTTTGATCATGCTCTTGGTGTTTGGCTACATTTTCCCCGCGAAAGATTTTTTGCCATTCTTCGGGATATTGACTCAAATCCAAATCATTATCTACTAATTCCATCAGACGGACTTTATCTTGCGAGGTAAGTGTTTGAGCAAAGTCAGCAAGAATTCGGGATGTAGTTGGATTATCTGTAATCATGGTTTCAACACCGCCACCGCTGTTCGATTGAGAATGATAGTAGAAGGAACTCCATTACCAGTAGATACATAACCATCATATCCCTGTGCCGCCATAATCCTGCCCAATTCTAAAAGTGGGGAATTCGCTGGGTCTCTCATCTGATTCTTGGCAAGTTCTACTTGTTCGTAGGTGGCTATTTTTGCAGTAGGAAGGACTGCGATTCTTACAACTTCTCCCGTACCCCCGTCTATATTGGCATAGGCGCTCGCTGTATCTACCTTATGTGTGGTGTAGATGCCATTTCCGCTTACACCTAACCCCGCACGATACTCCCCTTCCGCAAATTCAGTAATAATCTCGTCACCGTCTACTAAATTGCCATCGCCATCTGTGTATGGGACTACCCCTCGGTATCTTTCGTAACCTCCAGATTTTAGAATCTCATCGAATTCTTCTTGGGTTACTAATTGAGCGGGACCATCGAAACCTTGTTTTTTTACTATTGCTCTTAGGGCTTCGTCTGTGCGCTTTTCTGGTGGGTTAAATGGTGAATAGACTGCTCCTTCAGATAAAAGCATTGGGTCATTAAAATCACCATTGATTAAATCTTCACCAGAAACTATCCCCGTAGCCCATGAGCCGTGTGTTTTCTGATCATGCTCTTGGTGCTTTTGAACTGCCGTTCCAATATCTGTCTTATTAACCGTGAGATGGGTGGCGTTAAACAAAACTATCTCTCCGCCGTGAGGTTGGTATCCGTCATAACCCTTAGCCGCCCAATAAATGTTATAGGCATCGGATATGGAAAAGTTATCAATTTCCCCGCTGGTTATCTTAGGTAGCAGACTTGCGAAATCTACAAAGTCAGACTTAAAGGGAGTGCTAGTTGTATCAACTGCAAATGCCTCTGATTCTGTACGGAGAATGTTTGCACTATCGTCTAATTTCATACGAACTACTTGACCGTATGTTTTAGCATCATCTTGATGAGG